AGAGATCCTGTAGTGTGGAGTGGATTTTTTCCAACGATGTAGCTTTTGTTTAAGTAGCTACTGAAACTTCAGGAGTAGAACCTTCAATTGTGTTCTGTCTATGGGCGATTTGAGCTTCTTCTAGCTTAATCTTTGTGATGATTTCCTTGACTTTGTCGTCAATTCTAACCATCTCAAGAGTGTATCTGTTATTATCCAGATGCTCCTGTTCCCACTTCAACTCCAAGGACCTTTTTGCTTTGTATAGGTCTTGTATCATTTATAACTTCCTCATAAGTTATTCTATTTATCTTGTCGTCATAACTAACGCCAAGATTTTCCCAAACTATACTATTTTCTCCTAGCTTGTCAAGGATTGATTGTTCAAGGTCAGTCGGGGAATCTTGTGATTCTACTGTAAATTTAGCGTGATGATTATACGCCCAGATATTTACTTTAAATTTTTTCATTTATTCGTAATTTGATATTTCTTCTTTTTTAGCTGTTAAAAAACTTATTTTTTCGTTTATCAAATCTACCTTAGCAGGTTTAGGATTATTTTCCAATAAACTTTGATTTCTTTTAATACCTTCTTCTATTCTTTGTAACATTCTTTCTTTATTTCTTGGTCTCCAATTAGGATCTTCACTTCTCTTTTTTAAAGCTTTGTATATTCCCATTTGAATTTTCTATTTGATGAGGGGCGATTAACGCCCCTCAAAAATTTAACTATTAGTTACCTGCAGAAGCATACATACCTCTTGGATCTGAGAATCCAAAAGAATATCTTTCTCTTGCTTTGTATCTAACGTTTCCAGTATCGAAGTCACCTTCCATTTTAGTGGAAATAGGTGATCTATTGAACATTTTCATACCATTAGGTACGTCAGTTTTGATATAGAAAGCATCTGTATCAGTTAAGTAATGGTTAATTACATAACCTTGAGGTACCATTCCTCTAGATACGATTGCATTGATATCGTTATCTGCTGTTCCCGTTCTACCTTTTGATTCCATTAGTCTCTCTGCTGTAAACTGCTGGTTAGGGTGAATGATCATTTTCATTCCTCTAGCAGCGATTTTTAGACCTCTTTCATCAGTGAAAGCAGAAATATCGATTAGAGATTGCTCTAATGATGTTTCGTTAAGGTCAGCAGGAGTTTGCAATTGGTTAGAGAACGTTCCGGCTAATGTAGGGTGATTTACAATCGCTCCTAAATTATTGTTACCGAAAAGTGATACTCCGTCACCACCTGCAAAGTTTCCATCGAAACCATTGTTTAGGACGTTAGCCGCTTTAACTTGTTTAGTATTAGCCATAGATCTAGCTAATGCTTTTGTATATCTAGACGCAAGTCTATCATACAAATTGTCTTCAATTGCTTCTTCAGTAATTGAAAACGCTAAAGCGATTGTTTCATGCGTATAACGAGAAGTGAAAGTCTCTTGCGCATCATCAAATGATACACCTTGACCTTCAGCTTTAACTTGCGCATTACCGAAACCAGATAACATTACTTCTTCTTCAAAAGCTCTGTCAGATGATTCAGTATCGAAAATCTCAGCATGTTCGTTCTCGTAGTTTTTGTATTCCAGGCCGAACAGGGCGTTCAAACCTGGCTCTAGTTCTTTAACTAGTTGTGATCTTGATATTGCCATAATTTATTCTCCTATTCTCCTATTATACTGACGCTATATACAAGTTAGCTAATGGGTTCATTACAACTACCATGTTTGCACCTGCAGCTGTTATGTCTTTATTCTCAGGGTCTTCTGCGACTCTGACAATTTTCCACATAGAAGTAGTTGCAGCAGCAGCTAAATCTAAAGTTACAGTCGATTGACCGTCTTTATTATCAGTTGCTGTGAAATCATTTACGTTGAAGTTTTTTCCATTATTACTTGTTGGACAAGCAGCATCAACTTTAACCATATATTCTTGGATTGGGTCGTCATTAACAAATGCTTTCCCGTTGTTGTTGCCTGTATTGTAATCAGTTCCAAAGTTAGTTCCCGCGTCTACGAAATTAACAAATCTTGGTTTCTTAGTAGTGTTATCAACGTAAAAAATTCCGTTAAATACACCAACTAATTTTGATTGAGTAGTTGCATTATAAGATGCACCACCAATACCAGTATCGTCTGTAGTTGCGAAAGAAGCATCTTGTAAAAATCCCTCTGATCCAGCTGCGTCTTGCAGTGAAACAGGGTTATTTTTATAGATACCTACACCTGGAGCTGACTCGACTAAGTATTCAGACTGACCGCCGATTGAAAATATATTACCCAATCTTTCGATCATTCTTAAACCAAAGCCTATTGTTGAAGCGTTAGCCATAGTTGTTTCTCCTTTACGTGCCTGTCCCGAAGGACCTCCAGCACGGTTTATTTTAATTTAGCGGATAAAAATTGTTAAAAAATTAACGTTTCTTAGAACCACCAAAAGTTACACGAGTTTGTCGATCACTATTGATCGGCATACTTGGATGTTGTTCCCTCATAAGATCGTTGTCGATTGCCTCATTTCTCTCCTGAGTTTGCTTTTTAAAGTACTCAGTTCGAGATTGTGCGATCTCTTCCGGTAACCTTGCCAACACAAGGCCGCCTACTCCGATAACTCCTGCGTATTTTCCTTCTTGCATAGTTGGAAAAGATCCATCTGGGTATTCATCAGCTCTCACTAATTCATAACCTGATCTAATTTTTCCTGACATATTTTTAGTGTCATCAAACCCTAAAACTTCTGTCCGTAACCATCTATGCTTAAAACCTTTCGGCGCAGGTGGTGCATCTAAAGATGACGGGGGAGCCCATGTCGTAGGTCTTTTTTCTTTAGATCTAGACTGGCTTGCACGGGTGGTCTTTTTGTTTTCTTCATTTTTCATATGCTATACCTCC